TGTAACAGGATAGCCATATAATTATCACTGTCATTCTTATAAAACAATATCAAGAAAGATATTGCCATAATGATAAAGGCACTAATTCGTATAATCATTGTTTCAGATATGAAATTTGTTTTGTTCGACCTCTATCTCCATCAACTGAATCAAACGTTCTTCTTCTGGAGATGGGATATATATACCACATTGGGCACTCGAAAAATTCCGAAACCGCTCAATAGTTAGGCTCATCTCCGCGTTGTCAAGATCAGAAGAACTTCGTAGATACTTTATCCGACCCAAAAACTTGTCTTCTCTCTCACGGACGAAAGTGTCTTTGTTGCAGAGAATCTTATAATAGTTCCGCTTTACATATTCCATCGTTTCACCGATTTGGCAACCGAAATAAGCAAGGCAGACATGAAGGTATTTGTTCTGATTTAAAGATCTTTGGGGTTTCTTCTCAGTCAGTTCAAATACCTTCTGTTCCTTTATCAGTTTCTCCAGCTTCGCTCTTGCCTGCTGGACGTGGAGAGGATTGGAACCATCGTATTTCATAGGCTAAAATGGCAGATCATCATCCGACACACTCGGAGCACTATTTATATCCTCTGGGGTGGGTGATGTACTCTGAGGTGCAAATTCCTTGAGGTCACCGCAGATATAGTTCCTTCCTTCTACTCGTTCCTCTTTTTTAGGAGAACAAGTGATGAAATGCGTATGCCCGAACTGGGATTTCTCTCTGCGCTCGATAACAGCCACATTCACATAGATTCTTTCAACTCCGTCTTTACACTTAATTTTCTTCATCTGCTCACGAGGTATATTAGAGAGACAGATACTTCCTGTTAAAATCATAATTTTATAGTTTATATGTTATACAAATCTTCTTTTGTTTTTAGCAAGTGATATAAGTTTTTTTCATCTATATATTTGCAAAAGTCTTTTATTATTTGAGCATTCTTCTCTTCCATCTTACTGTCTCTCAAACATTCTATCGGATTATATATTACGAAATCCGTATTTATTGTGTTCGTAACCATATAACGTTTATATCCTTTAAAATGAAATAGATCAAAATAGAAAGTGTCACAACCAAACAATTCAAGATAAAAACTCCATTGACACGATTCTGTATAATCTCTTGTGTGTGGTTGTGAATATTTGGTTTTAATGTCTCGTATCACGTTTCGATATTTGACATCAGCATATCCGTGCACATGAACAGGGAACAATCCACAATGAAAATCTTTACCTTTATGTATTTCATGTTCCGCATCCGGATATTGTTTACGGTAATAAAGGGCATTTTCCACAGCTTTCCCATTCATAAGCACTCTAAATCCATCTTGTTCTTGCTCAAATGTGTTTTCTCCAACATAAATCGCCTTCCCTGTTTCTACAATACTATGGAATACAGATCCTATCGCTGCATAAGCGTTTGGTTCTTTCTTGCCTGAAAGTGTATTTAACACTCTTTCTTCTGTGTCCCATATTGAATGCTTATCCCTGAATCGTCTGAACGCTTCTAATGAAGTAACACTGATACGATACATAATTATCTCTTTTTGAATGTGATTGAATAGGATGTTGTAGAGTTTTTTGAAGGAGCGTACAAAGTTATAATCTCGCCTGTTTCTTCATCTATATCTGTTTTTTGTTCCTTTATAGTACGAAGAAAAGATTCACGTTCCTTGAGTCTTATGTCAATGTCGTTTTTTTCCTCATTTAGCCTTTCCCATACCGGGTCACCACATCCTGTAAAGTCATATTTCACTCCTGTTTCTTTCACCTGTATCAACGCTCCACGGAATGAAGGGATTTCACCTTTTCCATACTTCCCTACTTCATTCAATACAGCTTCCCTTACATCCGAATCTTTCAAAAAAGTGCTTATTGTTTCACTAAGGCTTTTCATCTGTATGACAGCATCTATCGGATTTACATCACCATCAATTACTTTTTGTACAAACATACAGGCAAGTTCCGTCTGTTCCTGCTTCGTAGATGGAATATTGTTTATCTTCAAATCATTACTCATGGCAAATTATTATTAACTTTATATTGATAAAAATTGTCAGAAATGACAGTAATATCGTTCTGCGTAACTTTATAGTACTTTTCTATAAGATTGGATAATGAAAGATGTTTATTCTCAGATTTTGCTTTTTCAAGTTTCTGATAAATCCATTTCATTAAGTCCTCATCGTTAAACTTATCTTTGGGCAGTAGTTTTCTGTTATCTTTTTCCAATTGATTATTTGACTGACATTCATTATTCAGAGAATCAGAATCTTTTGTGTCATCTATACAAAACAACCCGTTTAATGCGTACTTCCGTGCATAAGACGATGTGCTTCCTGTAATCTGGCTTGCATCCATTCCCTTCTTTGACTCGTCCTCACGTGCGTATGCTGTTGTCATTTCCGTTTCCCCGTTAGCATTCTTAATAGTTGCGGTTGCCCTTACATAATATCGTGTACCAATCATTACAATTTCATCAGAAATAGTAAGTGTGCACGACTGACTAAATAACAATGGTTTTACTGCTTCCAAAATATCCTCGCAATTACGATATTTATAATTCCCGAATTTATTATATTGATCTTTGGGAGCCTTAAGCAAACTTTGAATTGTATTAAGTTCCTTCATAAATTATATTATTATTTACCAACACAAAAAAGGCAGGTCCGCAGTCCTTACAAAGTTCCGCTTCCTGCCATGATATCTTTCCACTTGTTCAAGTTCGTTTTCTAGAGAATCGATTTCTTCATTAAGCAAGGATATATACTTGCCCTTACATTCAGCATTGAATGTGAGCCTTACCGATTCCTCACTCATTGACTGGACTATATCAAGCTCTGAATAAAGTTTTTCCAATTCATCGCTTATCTGGCTTACAGTTCTCATACCTTTTCAAGAAATTGGATCGGCAACGAGCATACACCTTTCATATTAGGATATTTGACATCAGCATATCCGTTAGCGATATAAACTATTGTACCTGTCAACGTATCACCTATCTCACGTACTTTATCACCTTTCTTCATAACCATTTTATTTTAAGTTCAACTTTAACCGGAGGGTTCTCCATCTTGGAAAATCCGTCAAGAATCTGCTCTTTAAGAAGTTTGGGAGGTCTGTCAGTAATCTTACTATCCAATACAGACAGTTCCTCACGTTCACCGTCATAAAACACAAGCGTTACGCCTTGAACTATGTATGGATTCATGGCAGTTCGGTATAAGTAAGATTTACACCGATACATTCATGTGTCGCACGGATACTGTTACGGTATTTTTCCAAATCATCCACCATAACAGGCATGAACAATTTTACAGTATCCCTGCCACCGCTGGCATACACAAGCTGGTAACTTGTTATTTGATATTTCTTTCCCATGATATTTATATTATTGCGGCAATGGCTTCCAAAAATTAATGTCCCATGCCCGGTTAGTATTTCCACATATCCAAATATTCTTCTTATGCTCACTATCGAATACCAACATCCCGGTATTCACAAATTTCCCGGAACTCTTCACAAGCACTCTTGTGTCCAATGGTGGAGGATCTTTTTCTGCATTCCTCCATTTCATGGATTCCAAAACAAATTGAGCACCTTTCTCAAAATCCACTGATGCTGTCTTTTTATGGGTAAGCCCTCGTATACCATCCGCATACTCCTTGGCTTTCATTTTTATAATATCTTTATTCATGATAACTTAACTTGTTTCCAATTAAAAAGCTCCTGCTATCTTCACAGACTACAGGAGCAAAACCTAAACGACTTAATCTATCACTTATGATAACTTACAGCCACCGTCAGCGGAATCGGACCGCCATACTATCCGTTAAATGAAAGTAGAGATTAGAACAGATAATTATTTATGTTTATTACCTTAGACAGTACCAACCATGGACGGTGAAATTCCGTACCTATATTCACACACCGGCACGGACAGACAACATTAACTTTATGAAAATAACAAAAAAACTAGATGAAAAAATCATTCATATTCCTTTAACTCTTTATATGTCATTACCACCAATTTCACACAAAATAATGAGATAATAGAAAATATAATCACCGATACGGATTTTATAGGGCTTTCCGTAACTATCGCACCATAAATCATTCCTAAAGAACATAGTGCGGCAAATATAGACAGGATAAAATTAGCTGTTTTCATAATACGCATTTTTATATTGTTCCCCTCAACGGCTTAAACCGGTTGTTACCCCGAATCTTACGGGAGGGGATATATTAGACCTTCCGGCGGTACTTGTGCCCAACCAAGTTTACTTAATGCACTAAGGACAAATCGGTGCACCGAAAGTATGTTCAATCAATTATTATTATAGACCCTCAATACGTCACGGCATCTCTGCTGGTATTGACTCCTATAATCAGTCCGTTTGTCTGCATTATATGGCTTATGAGTTACACCATATAAACATTTACAATGTGTGAAAGAACTTTGAACAGTTCCCCTCAACGGCTTAAACCGGTTGTTACCCCGAATCTTACGGGAGGGGATATATTTATTTGTCTGCTGAGATACAAGCCAATTGTTTCTTTAGATAACTTATACGATCACATTCCATATCACATATTTGACTACCTTGTTTTTGGTTGTGAGGATAATGCTTACATTTCCCCCTTTGGAAACAAGGACATAACTGTTGGTACACTTTCACAGCTCTTTCTTCTATCTCCTTGGATGCAATACTAATAGCTTCCAGTGCGTCAGCTTTAAAAATCAACGGTTCTACCGGATTACCAAGCTGGTAGCATTTATTATTTATAAAATCGGTTGCTTTGCTCATTTTTTATTTATCTAATAAGTATTTATTTACATCTTGTTTAGAGAAATACAACAGTTTGCCCTTTTTAGTATATGGGATAGTACCATCATGAACGCGTTTTCTTAAAGCTCCTTGAGATATTCCTAGATATTCTGCGCATCTAGCAGAATTCATTACAGAATCATTCTGTTTTCCCGTCACTTCTGCAAATCTTTCCGTGAGTATATTCATTTCTGTTCTTGTCATCATAACCCTTGAATATTTATATTTTTATTCTGATAATGGATTCTGCACCACCATAATTCTTTATCGCCTCTTCCCTTATTCTTACTGCAAGTTCAGTGTTGATAATGTACTTTAATGCTCTGCGTACTGTTTCACCGCTAACCCCGAAATGAGATGCGATGTGTTTCTGTGCACCTTGTGGAACGATTATCCGTGGGATTTCTTTGGTTCTTCCTATTTTATTCATATATTTGTATATTAATTATTGCCGTTGCGAAATAAAACTGTATTCAGCTCGTTTTCACATTGCAAAGATATAGTAATTACTATTGCTGGCAAATATATTATAGTAAAAACTATATAAAAGGCTATTATTTAGATCATATTCTAAATAATATAATACATAAAAAGCTGAATATAAGAAAGATAAGATTACGCGATAAAAAAAGGAGGTAATATGATTGACATTCAACATTCAAACGAACGCAACTTTTGTGGGGCTATAACTCCTAAGGAAAAGGATAAAATAATGAAAGCGATCCTTGATATGGCGGCTCATGAAAGAAAAACATTCTGTTTTACTCCTAATGATGTTCCCAATTTAAGAATTAATGGGAAACAATTTGAAATGGTGATTATGGACTTCTTTGAAAAAGGATACATAATAAAAGAAAATATTTCTCAATATTGGGATTGTAGTGATATATATCCTACTTGCAAGCTATATGAAATAGCCCAATTCGGAGGATTCAAAGCCGCGTATGAAATAAAGAAAGCTAATATTCAAAAAATGAGCTTGGAACTTGAAATAATGGGGAAAAAACTAGAAAGTGATTTCCCCGAAGAGGCTAACAAATGTATTGAGTTTGCACAAACAATTGCATCATTGTTTGTTTCGCTGAATAGCATAATTGGGATGATAGATACTACTCCCGAATAAGCCATACTCCAACTCCGTATAGATAGTACGGTTATCCGGAAAGCATTGACGGGTTTTGGTTTCATATAATATCTCGCCTGTTACCCTGTCTGTGATAGTCCTTATCCAATACTTATCCTTACGGAATAAAGATATATTCAAGCTGTAACGGAAGCCCGGATCTACACGAACCTCGTTTTCATTCATGTAGTCCACGACTTTAGTAATACAGTCGGAGATTTCGGGAGGAAATTTACCTTGCTCAGAAGCACCTAAAAGGAACTTTATTACATTCCCATCGCTTAGTTTGGAAATGTTTTGCAAAAGATCTGAATTGAACTCTTTATTCATAAATATAAAATTTAAAAAGAGAACCCACGTTACTGCAACCAACGCGAATCCTCTTTTGATATATTAAACGCCATGCCAGGCAAGTTTAAACATTTGTAAGTAACAGTTGCAGTGTTACAACACAAAGATAGTAATTACTATGTTAATATGAAAGCGAAAGATATTATTAACCAACTTTTAGAATCTAAAAGTATAAAAGCAGGTCCTTTTGCCAAAGAAATAGGAGTTCATCCTACTCAAATATATGACCTGCAAAGTGAAAAATAAAGAAGATATCAGCATCAATTGCTAGTAAAATAGTAAATAGATACCCAGAATACGATCCTATTTGGCTTCTTACAGGAGAGGGCGAGATGCTTAAATCTGAGCCAGCATCACTTGATTTAGAATCAAAAACGAATAAAACATCCGCGCCACATCAAATTGAAACAAAAAATATTAACATAGATTTACATGGAGAACAAATAGACAGCAAAAGGACTATCGAAGTCCTTATAAAAGTAATAGAAACATACCAAACACGTATGGATGACTTACTAAATGTTATCGAAGTGCTTAAAAATGAAAACACCGAATTGAAAGAACAGTTACAAAAACCAAATGTAAGCTAAACAAATGAACATCTTATCATGTTTTTTAAGGAGATTAAAAACCTTAGACATGAACAATGATATAATACACAAATTAGAAGACATTGCCATTAAGATGAACAACCAACATGATAGATTAGAAAGACTTCTTTTCGGAGTTGAGTTAAATCTAATTACATGCAATAAAATAGAGCCAGAAAAGAATAATATTCATAAAACGATTAGTCTTAATAAAAAATAGATATTATGGAAAAAGTATTGCTAATATCTTTATTACTTATTGGAGTAATATCCAGTTGTAGTAATAACGAAGATAACATTCCCGTAGATGATTATTTAACAACTAATGAATGGAAATTATTAGCCCAAGATTCAACGCATATATATTATGCATCAATAAATAATGAATCTAAAAAGCGGCTGGTAAAAGAAAGAAGAAGTGATAATAAGATTATATGGGAGAAAGATATGATAATTCCTGATCCAGTAGATATATATTTAGGATATGGAGAATACAAAACAGTAGCTTTTGAGCCATCTTCAGGATATCCTTTTTTTGACAATGATAATTTATTATTGTGTAAATGGTCTGGTTTTGTTAATATTTCAATGATGTTAAAATGCTCAGCCGAGTGTATTGCCATTTATAATCTGAATGGGGATCTTATATCTAGCGTTAACAATCTCTGTGACACGGTTGTCACTTACTATTAATTCGGTAGGTATTTCTGTTCCTTTAGAAACAAGAGCTATTATTTTGGCAAAAATTTCAGACTTACACATTGTGGTTTAAATTTTTGTCGTATTTTTGCCTTGCCAATCAAATACAATCATGACAAAAGCATACGTAGGAAATAAGTAAGGATATTACTACCCCTGACACTTACCTATGTATGCTTTTGTATGCTTTAAAGTTTGATTGGCGTTAAACTTCAAGTGTCGGGGGTTATTTTAATTCTGCCCCCTGAAAGAATTACTTTATTAAATGAGTTTTTCTATTATATGCCACACTTCTACCTGTGGCGAATAATACTTGATGTTGCTATCTCATCTTGCACCTCCCTTCTTCTTTATCAGCCAAATGACTACGATTAGCAATACTAATATAACACCTATAGATAACTCTCCTAGTTCTAATTTTGTCTTCTGCCACCATGTTAATTCCTTCTCCACAGGATAGGGGACTTCTACATCTTTCTCCTTCTCTATATAGGCTGTATCGCGAATTGTCCTGTCACGGTAGACTATATGCCACTTGTCAACTAATACAGAATCGCCTTTCTCTTTTACATAGATAGAATCCTTAATGTGAATGGAATCACGTTCATACACAGTAAGATAAAGACTGTCAGTCCTTATTGTTTCTACCGGAACATACCTTATACTCCGGCATGACCCAAACAGCAATAGCAATGCTATCCCTACCGCAATCCATATATAGATCCTTTGTTTCATCCCTCAAATTTTATATCGTTGATACGGTTCATCCAACCACGTTTGAACTTGTTGTTTGCTGGGCGTTTCCGGCATATATCCTCAATAAAATCAAACCGTGCAATCTTGATCTGGTCAAACAATTCACGGGGATTACGGGAATTAACTGCAGCAAGTGTCTTGGGACCTACAATGCCATCCACTGTAACACCAAGCAAGCGTTGAGGAATCTTAATTCCGTGCGCACCGGATGCCCAGACCCAATCAACCAATATGTCAGCAACTGATTGCGATTTTATCTCATCAGCCTTCCATCTGTCCCAGTACATGGTTTTCAAGATTTCCGTCCATTCCTCTTTCGTGATGTTTTTCAATCTTTCAACCGTAGGCTTGGGATAGCCTTTCTTCCGGCAATACGTTTCATAAGTTCCGATGGTTACGCCCATATTGGTAGCCCCTCCCAAATCGTCAGGGTCATTTATAAAACCGCCTTCCCACTTCAGGATAAACGGTGCAAGTTTTCTTACGTCAGCCATTTCTCTTTCCCTCCTTTTCTTTTTCACTATCAAACAATATCTGAGCCATGATCTTGGCAATATCATCCTTGTTCTCGATAATCACACTCATTGTGTTTTCTGCCTTGCGCAACTCCGCTTTTTCCCATGATTTTTCACGAACTGATTTAAACTCACAGAAAATGCAGTACCCCGTCCAAATCATTGAAAAAATAGGGAAGGGGATAACTACGCAGCATAACAGGTCAATGAAGCACAATTCTATGAACGGGGTGAAATACTTCTTCGCTTTGACGGCTGTTTTCTTATACCCCGTGGATGTTCTTGCCTCCCCCCGTTGCTTGGCTTTCATTACTCCCGTGATAAGGTCTACTAACATAGCCCCCATTGTAGCCGCAATACACAAGGCTATAAGCACAATATGTATCATCATGTGCTCGTTGATAAAATTGTAAATTACGTCTTTCATTTAAAGTAAGTTTTGAACACATTAATATGATAGATATTCACCTGTCCATAGTTGGCATCAAATATCTTCTTGATCTCGTAGCCCAATCCATAAGATAATGCTTTCATTCTTCGCCAGTTGATGGAACGCCAGTTCATATTATGCTCCTTTGCCCAACGCTTGATACTGTACCATTCTTTGGATTCATCAAGTTGCTCGGTCTTCTGTTCTATTTGTTTCTGTTGCTCCTCAATCTTCATTTGCTGTTGGGCAGCTAGCATAAGGGCCTCTCCAAAAGATTGAGGGACGTTATACTGAGAGTGAAGCGAGTAACTACCTGTATTTACCACCGAAGGAACAATCTCATCAAATATCCAACTCTCAAACTCGTCAGCTTTCGGCATCTGACTTTTGGTTATCAAGCGATAGATGTTGCCTTCGCTGATAAACTTCATTGATTTCATTTGTATAGCTGGCGTGCCATCTGCTTTTAATCCAGTTTGCACCCCTACTTCCCGAATCGTTATGGAGGCTGGTTTACAGTGATCTATAATTGCTTTTGATGGATTTGAATACTGTAGAGAAGTGGCAATATCCATTCCGCAAAACCAACTTTTACCATTTTCAACATACATACGAACTTTGCCAAATAGTGGGTGTTCGTAAACCATAATTCCACTCATTTCAAGAGCAGACGAAACTTTTTCTACAACTAGCATATTACTTCTTATTATATATTATATAATAAACATGTCCTGCACTTTTGCATCACATTAATTATCAACGTTTTTAATTACTTTTGCCTGTTGAATCTTCGTAAGTCGTTGATACAAAAGCTAAACGCAAAAATGCGTTTAGTAATTCATCATCTGTATTAAGAATTGACAATACTTCTTATTACAGAGGCATGTCTTCTTTATTTGGTCATACAAAACAAAAAAGAGCCTGCTACGGAAACTAATCCGCAACAAGCTCTTGGCTTTATCAAATATGTAGTATGTCCTTTCGTCATAATCAATGTGGCGTGCATCTTCACACGCTTCCACAAAGATAAATATTGCTTCTCTCTTTCGCAAATAAGAATACAAAAAAAGAACGACCGCCAGCAAAAAGCACAGCAGCCGTTCAATCCACGCCCTACTCTCTATCCCATTTTCCCAAGAAGACAATAGCAAAGATATCAAACAGGTTGTATCCACATGGGAAAAAGGTTAATAAAATATATGTTGTATAATCTGTTATTTTAATTTAGATTAAACAAAAATAATATTTAAATTGTTTGTTAATAAATAAATTAATTTGTTCCTTTGTAGCAGGCAATAGCCTTCATGGTGTGAAGTTACACCATACCCACTTTTAGAACGTGATCACTGTGGAGGCAATTGCTGTATTATAACGGCGGTTGCCTTTATTGTTGAACAATGAAACATTGGTTTAAGATACCTTCTTTAAAGAAGTCGAATAAGGATATGTATAGTGATGCTACTTATCATGGTAAAGATGATGGTGGTAATTTTATTTATGTTCCTAAATGGGTGGAAAATCTGTTTTCTGGCAATAGAGGGGATATAGATTTTGACATGTCGACCGTTGAAGGGAAATCAAGAGCCTTACATGAATGTTGGCCGTTTGCAATGGTTCTAGATCATTGCGGAAGAATGATGCAGAATGGGCGGTATTATGTGACGGATATTAACGGAAACGAGAAGAGGAGTTTCAAAGACATTGTGACTCTTCTGAATCGTCCGAATGTGATACAGAGTGGGCGTTCTTTTATAAAGCAGATTGAGATATCTTTGAAGTGTTTCGGATTTTGCCCTGTCTATACACTAAGAGCTTTAAAGTCTGATCTCCCTAAATCCATGATGGTAATACCTCCCGAATTATTCTACATGGAATCATTCGGTAAGGGCCCGTTTACTCAAACAGAGCTTTCTTCAATTGCTAGTAAGGTATATATACGTTGGGGAAATGAGAATATAGAACTTGGTGATGAGGAGTATTTTGTCATATACGATTCGATAATGGATATTCCAAGTAATAATGGAGGGAGAATTACCTTCCACTCCCCTGTGGACGCATTATCTACTCATACTCGAAACTATATGGCTCAACTGATAGGGAGAGGAAACCTTATTGTTAATGGAGGACCTAAAGGGATACTATACGGAAATGATACGACTGACGTAGGGAATGCAGCTATTACTCCGTCTGAATCCAAGAAATTGCAGGATGATTTCAAAAGGAAATATGGTATAGTGCATAAGTTGTATGAAATCATGGTGACTCCTAAGAAACTAGGGTGGATTACATTGGGGTCAAATACAGACCAATTGAAGCTTCATGAGGAGGATAAGGCGTGCTTGGAAGCGATAGCTCAGACGATAGGCTTTGACCCCAATCTGATTATACAAGGAAGTACTTATGATAACTCTTCTCAAGCAAAGAAAGCGGCATATCAGGATCTTATTATCCCTGACAGTGAATCTATAACAGAGGTTCTGACTAATGCTATATGTAAGGACAGGGCAATAATCAAAATGGACTTCACTCATGTCCCTTGCCTTCAAAAGGATATGAAAGAATTGGCGGATGCCTTGTCTACAGCCTCTAATGCTGTAGCTTCATTGTATAACAATCGGCTGATTACTTTTGAAGAAGCAAGAACCGAAATGTCCAATTTTACAGATATTGATCCTGATAACCCTAAGGGAGAATTTAAAAGTGAAATAAATAATGATGGAGACAAGCAAATACAAGAACAGGTTGGGGAAGCAGTATAAATCCTTAGCTTTTTATGCAAAGGAGATACAATATGATTCTGGCAGTAGAACTATCAGTGGTTATGCTGCGGTTTTCAATAACATTGATAAATCCGGTGATATGCTCCTGAAAGGTTGTTTTTCAAAAAGCATACAGGAGAGAGGTCCGGGAAGTTCTGCTAATGATAAGATTATCTTTTTGTGGATGCATGACATGCATGAGCCTATAGGACGCATTACGCTTCTGCAAGAAGATGAGAAAGGGCTTTACTTTGAAGCGTATATTGATGATGTGGAAAGAGGAAATCAAGCGTTGAAACAGCTTGAAAGTGGAACTTTGAACCAGTTCTCTATAGGTTATAGTTATGTATGGGAAAAATGTGAATATGACAGGGAACGTGATTGCTTGGTTGTAAAGGAAGTCATTCTGTATGAGATATCCGTAGTGTCCATAGGATGTAACGGAGAAACTGAATATCTTGGTCTGAAATCGGCAGAAGAATATGAAAGTGCGTTGGAGTCACTTCCGGTTGAAATAAGTGATGTATGTAAAGGACTTCCGATAAGAAAGAGGGAGGAAATCCAAATGTTAGTAAGAAAAGCGATGTCACTCGCTCGATACAAGCCGGCAGACAAGCCACTTGATGAAGAGGGAGCCGATGAAAAAATAAAACTATTTACAAAACCTTTAAAACTTAAAGAAGCATGAAATTTGACTTTTTAAGCAAAATTGATTTGTCGGTAATGGATGAGGTTTCCGTGAAGTCATTACAGGCGTTGCAGGACGCAATAAACGCTACTGTAGGCGATTTCATGGACGATACTATCGACAAAAAAACTTTTGAGGATAAATTAAATGAGGTTTCTCAAAAGATAGATTCCGAAAAGGAATTGGAAACAGTGCGTAAGGAACTTGGTGAGATGAAAGAGATAATCGTTCGCATGAAAGGCGCAATGCATAAGAATGAAGACGGGCAAATGGTGTTCAAGTCTGTAGACCAACAGATTGAAGAGCAACTGAAGGATTTCATCACAGTAGGCAAGCATGGAGAGAAAACTGTGGACTTGAAAACGGCTTGTAAGCAGTCTATAGGATTTAAGAAAAACCTTACGATTGTTGTCAACAGAAAAGATGTATCTCCTGTGACAAGTACAAATGTGGCAGCACATTATAATATGACTATTGATAATCAATTGTCTGTTGAACCACGCTCTCAGACTGTAATCCGTAAATTTGCGAATGTGGCAGCAATATCTACACGATCATTGACTTATGCGGAGTTCAATCCGGGTGAAGAAGAAGCCGAATGGGTTCCAGAAGGCGGTCTTAAGCCTATGATGAGCGGTACATTAGCAGAAGTTACTATCAATGCCGGTAAGGTGGCTCTTGGAACAAAGACATCCGAAGAAACATTATCTGATTTGCCCCAGTTAGTTGCGGAGGTTAGGGCCGAGATTATCAATCGTATTGGATTAAAAGAAGAAGAAGGTATTCTGTCTGGTACTGGTTCCGGCGGTCAGATTAAAGGGATTGGGAGTGATATACCTACATTCTCTTTGACAGCTCTGAAAGTAGAGAAACCCAACACTTATGATGTTATTGTTGGTATGTATACACAGATTGTATCAATGTCCAATATGGCTTATCGTCCAAACCTTGTGCTTATGCATCCTCTTGACTATGCACAGATGCAGTTGACTAAGGATGTTAATGGACAATATCTCCGTCCTTTCCGTATTGGTGATGAACTGATTCAAGGTTTGAAAGTGGAAACCAGCACTGCAATCAAACAAGGTGATATTTGGGTTGGCGATTTTAACTATCTTAACATCCGTGATGTATGGGTTCTTACCATTACACTTGGATGGGAAAATGATGATTTCACTAAAAATATGGTGACTATCCTTGGTGAAAAACGTCTTATGGTGTATATTAAAAAGCAATATAAAACTGCATTTGTCAAGGATAAGATTGCGACCGTTATTGAAGCTATAACCCCTGCCGGTATTGGCGGATAAATTTATTAAATATTATGAAAGTAAATTTGACTAAAACTTATGAGGTTGAGTTCGCAAAGGACGGGGCCGTTTATAAAAAAGGGGATAAAGTAAGTGTTAATATGTTACTTGCAGGTAAGTTCTTCCAAGATGGACGTGTTGCCACTGTTCCTTCGGAATTGATGGAGGACGCTAAGAAAATCGGTGCTGAAGATTTGTTCAATAAAAAGAAGAACCTCAAAGATATTGTGTAATGTTGGTGGATTATACTTTTTTCCAAGGTGGTATTCTTGATATCGAAGGTGCAGTATTGAATATACATACTCCTTCTGAGACTAATAAGGCAATTGTTGACAGCCTTCAAGGCTTTGTAATGCAATATGAGCCGGAATATTTAGAGAAGCTCCTAGGGGAAAAGTTGTATAAGGAATTCTCATCCTATATTTCCAACGATGGAGAAACGAAGGAAAAAAGATGGGATGATCTTATAGCGCATCTTGTCATGAAATATAGTGATGGCGATAGGGAGATTTCCAAATCCCCTATCGCCAACTATATATACTTCCATTACTTGAGACATAATCACACTCAGGCGACTATTACAGGAGTGAAGGCTGATGGAGATGATGGTCGTCTTGTAAGTCCCGAAAGGAAAATGATGTTTGCATGGAACGACATGGTAAGAATGAATATCAGACTTGTGAGATGGCTTCAAGCCAATAATGCGGACTATCCGGATATCGCCACCGATTTCGAATTGATGGAAACAATTAATTCTTTTGGGATATGATAATTGATATAATATCAGATGTATGTGCTTGCTTGTCAAAAAGAATGGATCAACAGATAAATTACATATATGGTGACAGTTCTTATATAAGGGAAACACTTCTTCTTCTTGGGAAAAGCAGGGTGACAGCATCGGAAAAATTCCCAATGATAGGGCTGTATGTTCCCTTAGACGAGGAAAGGGATAGTGAGGATTATTTTTGTAAGGCATCTGTAAACATAATCATCGCTACCAATACGTTGGAAAAGTATACAAATGAACAACGTCGTGAGATATCTTTTGAAGGTATCCTTCGACCTTTGTATTACGGATTCATAGAAGAGTTAAAAAAATGTGATAAATTTGATTTCGGTTACTCCGGTATTGTAAGCCATACATATTCAGAAAATTATAGTTTTGGAAGACGTGGTGCTGTTGATGTTGACGGTAAGGAAGTTGGCGAAAAGATAGATGCTATTGAAATAAAGAATTTGGATTTAACAGTTAAAAATCAGAATTGTTATGCGAACAGATATTAGAGAGTGCGGCAGCACGTCCGGATTTAATACTGGAATGAGTTACTGCCCCCTGCAACCGGATAAGGTCGCAGGTGTTATATTGGTCATTCATGGCAAAAAACTGCCCAAGGAATTGACTGCTGATGCTTTGGAGGAAGCCTGTCATGCTGATTATCCGGACAGAATTTATCCTATTACAGGATTTTCGGAATATGCGGTAAGCGGTGGTGAACCCAATACAACAGAGAATGGTTATGCCGGTTCGGAAATAACGGGCTATTCGGCAAGGACGGATACATTCACATTGCGTAAGTTTAATCTAGCTTTACAAGCTAATCTTGTAGCCAACAAGGATACATTGTTTGATATGTATGTTTTTGACAAGAATAATGTAATCTACGGAGAAGATGACGGGACAGATGAACTTGCAGGTTTTCCATTATCTGGTGTTTACCCTACAGGACAGGCTTATGATTCAAGCGGTCAGAAGGCTTATCTTGCGTTTAATGCGATGTATTCCGATACCGAGAAGATGATGAAAAACATGTCTGTAAAGCAAGCGGGTGTCAATTTGGAAAATGTTCTCAAGGGATTGAATTACGTTGAGTTCGTCAAAATGGCATCTCCTGAGAATACATATAAACTTGTGGATCATTATGACCGCACGGATCTTACAGCATATTATGGATCTGTATTGTCTGAGAAGGCTTCAACGGTCGTTTCTGGTGCGTCAGCACTGGAATACAGTAACGGTGTGCTTACAGCGACAGGAGGTGTGCCGGTGCTTAAATCTCCTTCTATTTTACAGGCTAATGGGGCCATTGGAATTGAACAATGGGTATAATGAGAATTAATGGAGTTACATTTATAGAGCCCGAAGTGGTTAAGCTTTCATTGGATGAGTTTGTCGCTCAGAATATAGATGTATTCTGGAAAGACATTTCTAGAGAAAGGCGGAAATCAAGGCTGGTTTCCGTATATAATAGGATTATCAATAATAGTAATTCAGGAGGCGGGGGAGATTGATCCCCCGTTTTGCTATGACGTTGGAGGAATACACGAGATGTTGGAAGAAATTGGCTGATGGCATTCAGCCAATGATAAGGGATAAGATGGAAAGGGATGTGCCTCAGTTTGAGGAATATATACGAGAACAGCTATATAGTGGTGTTGATGGCGATGAAAGTCCTTTAATTCCCGGATATACAGAGGACCCATACTTTAAAAAAGCTTATGGAGAGCATTGGAGAAAAAATGCCGAACGCTATAAGAATTGGAAGACAAAGATACAGAAACCAAAGCCTTCATATTTGGGTTTTTCTGCAAGAGGAAATAATACTCCAAACCTTATCATACGTGGAGATTTTTATAGTTCCATCACGGCAATACCAATATCAAATGGTATAAGGATTGCCAGCTATGGCGTTTCTTTTGGTTCTGATATTGAGAAGAAATATGGTTATAAAATTTTCAAGGTAAGCTCCAAAGCAAAGAGGCATTATGTTACGTACAGGCTTATGCCCTCTATTGAGAAATTTATAAGGAGGTGCGAATTATGAAAAACTGCTTGTGCCAAGGGAATAAGTCAATGAGGGAGATGGAACATATGCGTTCAATCGCAGAGAAGGCTGCTGTTATGGATGAATGTGTTTATATATTATACAAGGTTGGAGATGTGTATAAATTCTGTCGTGAAGGTGAAAACTGGTCAGGCGAGTTTATTGAATTCATATTTCCGTGAAATGATAGCGGACATCCGGAAGGATTACCACTATCTATGTAAAGGACGGATCTACAAAATATCGTTTTCTCCTTTTTCAATATTGGCTCTTATTTGCCTTAGAAGCAAGAATGATCCTTCCATTTTGTAATTCCCTAAATTTTGTTTCGCCTGCATGATGCAGCTTTCGATAGTAAGGGCTAAATCGGGAGTGAACGCGGATTTATTAATTTGCATTGTTTGGGGGAGTTGGTTAGCATGATCATTAAACCATGCAATCATTTCATTCAATTCTTCCTCTGTGTAACTTTGTCTTTTTTCGGCCATATTATATTTCCCGTGATTAATGATGTTTATATATAAATATTTTATGCAAAAAAAGATATTTATTTTTTAATTGAAAAACAAAACTATCATTTATGTTGTAATTTAGATTTTGTCTAAATTGTGAATGTGATATTTAATAATTGCGTTACTATATATTACTATGCGTTACTTAGTATTACTATTAATTGATATTGTCTTTTGTTTAATATTCATACCATTGTATAAGATAAAAACATCATTTACCTTTGTATCTGTAACAAGTGCAAGGCGTTACTTGATGTTGATTAAATATTCTCCTATTGGAGTTTATATATGACTGTTCCGTAGTAGCTTGCACCTATTACGGAACTTTCTTTTTATACAATTCCAAGCGTGGATAGTATAAGGGAGGAAAGCAGGAGTGAATAATGGCACAATGGGGTTCGATTCCTCACCTGCTACAATCAGTCAAAATAAATCCCCGAAGGCGGAAGTGACTGAGCCTCCAACGGGGAACAATATTAATCTTATATTGCAAAAATATTTGTAACATAATTTAAAAGGCTATGAAAACAATAGATAAACTTGAAATTATACTTCAAAAAATGGAAGAACAAAATAATAGACTTGAACAGATATACGGCAAGCATCTCAAACTGATTGTATGCACTGGGAAAAGAAGTGAGAAGGTGAAATTTAAACATGAAGATTGAAATGCTATGTGTCTAATTTATTTATACAACATTCTAAATTGCAAACAAATACGTTGAAATATTTTGATTTGGTTTTAAAAGTATATTACTTTGTTGAAAATAACCAATTTATTATAACTATATGAAAAAAGTATTATTAACTTTATGTATATGGTTGTACGCTATGTTGTGTATCGGACAAAGAGTGTCGCATCTTGAATTTAAGGGTATTCCAATAGATGGTAATTTACAGGAGTTTGTATCAAAGATGAAATTGGAAGGCTTTTATAGTAAGATGTATAATAATGAGGGTGTAATAATGCAGGGTGATTTCGTAGGAGAGAATAGCCATGTGTTCATTTATAGCACCACGGAAGAGAAAGTAGTGTGGAAAGTATCGGTGTATTTTGATTCATGGGATAATTGGCTGTCTTTGGAGAACCAATACTATGAGATTAAAGATATGTATACAAAGAAATATGGGAAACCAAAGAAACATTATGAATCATTTTCTAATGAAAGAGTTCCTATTGATAAAATGCGTGCAGTAAACTCCGATATCTGTGATTACGCTTCGTATTATTTCTTTCAGAATGGTGTGATAGTTGTGTCAATATCTCCTTTTGGCTGTGTGAAAGTATCGTATGAAGATGAATATAATTCATTATTAGGCAAACAAGAGGAAGAAAAATATCGAGAGAATGATATTTAACTATTTAATAATATAAAAACATTATTATGAAAAAGATTTTACTTGCATTTGTATTGATTGTGTCCGTGTGTTCATGTGGAAGGGTTTATTATCAGGAAAAAAGCACACTTCTTGATTTGCGTGAGTATTCTGGGGATAATGATTTTGTGATTAACCCTACCAATATTTCCAATGGTGATTTTACTCCGCTTGGTACATTGGAATTAGCCTTTATGACTGGGAACTCTGTAAAAAAGGATATGAGAAAATATGTGGAGGAAAAGAATCTCGGATGTGGTTCATACAGATATGTCCCTACTGTCAAGAGAATGGTATCAAAAGCCGTTGAGGAAGCCAAGTCATTGGGCGCAAATGGAATTATTTCTTTTGAAATAAAACGAGTACATGATGTTAAAAAGAATAATAGTGATATGGACACATATTATGTTACAGGAATCCCGGTTATATACAAGAAATAGTTTGTGCTCCATTAATAGGAGAATGATTGTTTGTTTTTAGTGGGGAGAAGTTTTTGCTTCTCCCTTTTTTATTTCCTTATCTTCATAATATCAATAAAATCACTATCTTTGCTCTTAGAAGGTGCATGAAGTCATGCACTACCCAAAACTTACGAAAAGACCATGGCAGGAGCAGAATTTAAAATTACTGATGCGATTGATCCTAACATCGTTAAGAAGTTAAATGAGATAAGGATTAATATTCAAACCACATCTTCCGAATATGCGAATTTCACAAAACAATTAAGTGACGGCATAAATTTTAAGCCGGGTAATCTAAGAGAATACCAGTCTAAAGTTGACAGTTATAATGCTACAATTACCAAATTATATGCTTCTCAAAATAGGTTGTCTGAATTACAGGCTAGTCAATTAAAATTATTGACCGATATTTCCCGTAAGATAGAGTTTCTTACCAAACCATTGAATACATTGGCAGACAAGATAACGGAAGTAAAAGTAAATTTGAGAGGTGCTTCCGAAGATCTGAAAAACGTGTCACAAGATGCGGAAAATGCTTCTGTTTCATTTCAAGAAGCATCTAAGAAAATATCCATGACTGCTGCTGATTTTGATTCAATCCGTCAGACGGTAAAGGCTTTTGATACACAAGCCTCCGAATTGAACAGTAGGTTAAGTGATAACAAAGAAACAATTTCAGTCTTAAGAACATCTCTGAGGGAATTATCGAAGGAGTATAAGAAAGGTGCTATCAGCGAAGAGGAATACAAGTCCAAAAGAGATGCTACGGTATCCCAGTTACGCACGTTGACAGAGCAGAATAAACAATATTTGGCGATATTGAGAAATCATACACAGGTAGCGATTGCCACTACAGGAAGCTATAACGAGATGAAGGCTTCAATGCTTCAGTTGGAAAAGGAATATTATAACCTTTCACAAGCTGCACGCGAGGGGGCAAAAGGTATGGATATCTTGAACAATATCGGCAAGCTGAATCAACAATTAAAGGATATAGATGCACAGATGGGCAATTACCAACGTAATGTGGGTAATTATGCTTCGGGTTGGAATGGTCTTAATGTTTCCATACAACAAATTGCGAGAGAACTTCCGGCGTTGTCTGTTAATGCCAATACTTTTTTTCTTGCCATATCCAATAACCTTCCTATGTTTGTTGATGAGTTGAAGAAAGCGAGAATTGAATATGAGTTGGCTAAAAAATCAAATCAAACAGCTATACCTGTATTTAAGCAGGTATTGAGTTCCCTTCTTAGTTGGCAGACGGCTTTAGTTGTTGGTATAACTCTTTTATCGAGTTATGGAGGTGAGATAACCAAATGGGTGGGTAGCCTGTTTGATGCGAGAAAAGAAATTGATTATCTAAAACAGCTTCAGGAGGATTTGAATAAAGCTCAAAAAGAAGGTGTGAAAAATGCCCAAGATGAAGCTGTTAAATTGGATATATTATATAGGGCTGCTGTCAATTTGAATAAACCTATGGGAGAGCGGAAAAAAGCCGTTGAGGAACTGAAAAAGCAATATCCTTCATACTTTAAAAATATAAGTGATGAAAACATTCTTGCAGGTAAAGCGGCTGATAGTTATCAAAGGTTATCTAATGCCATATTAGCTTCGGCTAAAGCTAGAGCTGTGCAAGATCGGCTTGTAGAACAGGCTAAACAAAAATTAGACTTGGAAGATCAGTTGGCAGAAAAAGAAGAAAAACGTGCGAAACTTGAATCTGCTAGAGATCAGATGAAAGCACAATATGAATCCAGTCAAGGGGCAGCTATGGATACAGCTAGAGACATGTATGGGAAGTTAAACAAGCAGGTTGAAGACTTGGATAAAGAAATAGGTTCTTTATTAAATCAGTTATATCAAGCAGATAAGGCTAGTAGAGATATGGCAAGTTCTATTAACATTGGAGATGTTACATTTAATCCTCATTCTGCCGATAAAGCATCGGATGATTTAGCGCAATACATAGAGAATCTTAGGAATAAAATGGCTGACTTGTCCGTTTCTCTCATTAAAGATGAGCATGAACGTAATCTTGCTGCCATAGAGAAAGAATATAAAGACCAGATAGCAGCTGTAAAGGGATATTCTGAGGAAGAGAACAAACTTCGGGAAATGTTGGGCCAAGAGAGAATGCAGAAGATAGCGAAAGAGAATGAGGAATATGCTAAGAAGTTGGCAGAGGCTGAGAAAAAAAGGATCGAGGAAAAGAAAAAGTATACTGATGAGATGCTCAGACTGGAAGAGGAACAATCATCTCTCCGTATAGCAGCTACAAGTACTGGATATAAGGAACTTGAAAACATTATAACAGAAAATTATTCAAAAGGACTGCTATCGCGAAAAGAATACGATGAAGCCATGCGTGAACTGGAGCGGAAAGCCGCAAACGAGCAATTACAGATACAGATAGATGCTGCTGAAAAAATGATTGAGATAGCGGAAGCATCGGGCGTGGTAAGCAAGCAACAAATTGAAATGCTGAGAGAATCCATAAAGGCTATGGAAGCAGAGATAGGTTCTATAAATGCGGATGATCAGTTGGAAAAAGCGGAAGAGCAACAGGATATCACACGAAGGAATTTTGAAGTGTTGAAAGGTTATTCTTCTGCATTGAAAGATCTTGCATCGGATATCGATAGCCCGTTTGCCGGTATATTTGATGGGATGGATAAGGGATTCAGTATTATGTCTGATAAGATATCGGGTGTTTGGAAAGAACTTACAGACGGTGAGAAGATGGAAAGAACTACCGAGATGTGGGCTTCTATGGTTAGTGGAATTGGTGAAATGATATCATCCATTTATGATCGCCAGATTGAAGCTATTGAGGCTGAACAGGAAGCGAATGAGAAAGCTGGTGAAGAGGAAATTTCCCGTATAGAGGCTTTAGAAGAAAGAGGTGCTATAACAACTGAAGAAGCCGAAGCGCGTAAACGTGCAGCGGAAAATAAAACGGCACAAAAGAATGCCGAATTGGAGAAGAAAAAAGCTGCATTAAGAACAAAACAGGCAAAGTTTGAGAAAGCTACCAGTATAGCTGAGGCGGCTATACAGATAGCAGGTGGTATTTTGCAGACGATAAAACAATTGGGCTTCCCTGCTGCAATACCTATGATAGCTGCTCTAGGTGCTATGGGAGCGATACAGCTTGCTACTATTATAGCGACTCCTATTCCGAAGTATGCCAAGGGTACTGATTCGCATAAAGGCGGATTGGCTGTAGTGGGTGATGGTGGTGTTCCTGAAACAATCGTTACTGATAAAGGAGCGTATATTACTCCGTCTGTCCCTACTTTGGTTGACATCCCTAAAGGTGCGAAGGTTATACCTTATGCAGTGGATATGGACAGGATAAAGGCTCATGCAAATGATTTTGATGGTCTTATGGCATATAGAAGCGAAAACGATCTTCCTCCTGTATCAATAGTTAATGATTATAGTGAACTGGAGAAAAAGATAGGGCATCTGGAAAAATCACAGCAGATAGGATTTGCAAAATTAGCCAAGGCGATAAGAGAAAACAATTATCAGCAATTTTCAAAAAGTATCTGATTATGAGGTATACAAGTGACATATATGAACTTCCCTTGTCCGTTTTTATAGAGATTTATACCAATGATAGCAATACTATTGAATTTGACGATGAGGACAAAGGGGCTGCATCGGCAAAAATTATCAATGACTATATAGAAATTGTCGGGAGCAAACAGTTGCTCTCTGAGATATTGAATTGTAATGAGCGTATGAATCTTGCAATGACCGTGGAGTGCATGAAGGCATGTGAGAACATGATGAAGTTGAAAATGTATGATGAGGTGCGTGATATCCTGATGAAGATAGGTTATTCGTGTAAAAAAGGTGATGTAATGGCTATGAATGCTAGAATATCCGCATTAAATTCCCGTGCACAATATGATTTGGATAAGATAAGTAAGGAAAAGAATGAAGGACTGAAGGAGAAGCCTACAAAACGTGGATTTATAAATGAAGTTGTCGCTATTGGGAAGTATAATAAGATGTATATCAATCCGAAAGAATGGACCGCCGGATCTTATGCCTGTCTTGTAAGGCAGACATGTGACGAAATCGATGGGTTGAATCGTAAAAAGAAATAATTATGTATTATCGATGTGAGTTACTTATAAATGGTCTGAAGTACAGGGTTACTGATGATCTTGAAAATTGGGACGAGGTGAAGGCTAGTTTCAAGAGAAATGACTATGACGGTGTTATCCGTACATTTTCCAACAAATTTTCTTTTGCTGGGGATGCTAGAAAATTGCTGTTAAAACAATATGATGAAGATTATTTGAATGCTTCTGCCTCAATAATAATAAGTACAAGAAATAACAGTTGGTTGTATAATGAACGGTTTAGTTGCGCTCTCAATTTTTCTACATTGCAGGATAATGGTCGTATCTTACAGATAAATGCCGTGGATGATAGCGTGGCGTCCATGATAAAGTCAAAAAAAGGAACTCAATATGAATATTCGGTCGAAGAGGTGAAAAGCCCCATTCCTCTTGTTTATGACGGACTTGAACTTTCAGAATCAGCAAAATGGATTCCTACAGGTGATACATTGGAAGACGATGACACTCTTATTAATGTTTATTTCAGCAAGAAAATGTCACCAATGCCAATATATATAACTGCCAGTGATTCCTTAATAAAGGGGTCTCTTGAATTTAATGATCAAACAGTAGGTGGTGATGATGTATATTCGATAAAGGCTCTGAAATCAATTAGGATAAATATAGAGTTTAATATTGATATGTTTGTGTTTAGGAAATATCAGTCTGGTGCTTTGGGATATGATGTAAGAGGTGTGAGGCTCCAGATTATGAAGATAAGTAATGAGATTAATAGTAATGGGGACGCGGTGACTACGGAAACGGTGATAGGAAGTTTTGAACTTACGACAGAATCAGAAACGCCAGTGGAAAAGAAGGTTTCGGAATCGTACAATATAAGTCTTTTGCATAATGATAAAATAATAGTGAGAGCTATGTATGTCAATGAGAAAGAAGAGATTGTACCTGTATTGCCGGATTTGCCATACAAAGTCTCAACATCAAGTTATTTTAAAGCATCATGGAAAAATCGAATAAACCCTGTTGAGATGGATGTTATAAAGCCCGATACATTGCTGAACAGACTTCTTAAAAGTATTAATGGAGAGAAAGATGGTTTGACTGGAGTGATTGAGGGGACAGGAGATAGAAGGCTTGATAATTGTATGCTCTTGGCGGCTGAATCAGCCCGTAAGATTCCTGGAGCCAAAATATATACATCCTTCACCAAATTTGCAAACTGGATGAGTTATGTGTTTGGTTATGCTTACGACATATCCGGGAATACAGTAACTTTTCGGCATAGAAGCAAATACTTCTCGGATGATGTTGTCAAAAGGATAGATGATTTATCTGATTATGAGATGAAGGTTAATTCTGCATTGGTGTATTCTCGGATACGGATAGGCTTTGACAAACAGGATTACGACACGGCTAATGGAAAGGATGAGTTCCGTTTTACGAATGAATATACCACAGGCGTGACCATGACGGACAATAGCCTTGAAATGATATCTCCATACCGTGCGGACGCATACGGCATAGAGTTCCTTGCTGACAAGATAGGTGAAGATACTACAGACAACGAAAGTGACACTGATTTATTTATGGTAGGGGTAAAATCTGATTCGTCTGGACTTAAGTATATATTGAACAGGGATTATCTTATGGGTGGCGTTCTCAGCCCTGACACAATGTTCAATGCCATGTTTTCCCCTTCTTCTATGGTTTTGGCCAATGAAGCATACATCGGCTCATCTGTTGAGATGCTTACTTTTGCGTCATCAGATGGTAATAGTGATGTGGGTATTGATGGAATGGGGGAAAGTAGGGATATAATTCTTTCAAAAAGGATGTTTACTGTGGCGGAGGTGGAATTTGAGACTTCGGATGTGGAACTTCCGGAAGATCTTACAGGAATTGTTGAAATGGAATACCAAGGCAAAGTTGTACAGGGATATTATCAGCAGGCTGATTACAATTTTACAAAATCACAAAGTTCAAAGGTAACTTTGATCGTGAAAAATTTAAATTCGTTATAAAGATTCAAATTTTAATTGTTATATTTGCAATGAAAGCTTGTGAAGTCACAAGTTACTAGAAACTTACGAAAAGACTATGATATCAATCGGAGATGTTTGTCCGTTATTCTTTAAACCGCTGAAATATAAATATTCAAATGCTGGATGTTTCAGACAAGTATTTTCTGTGTCAGACAACATCCTGCTGCAAATCTTTTGTGATAACGGCGAAAAACCTTCAGCTTATTTGAATGATAAGATCGGCAATATTTCCTCCAAGATAACACTGCTTACTTATGATGTAAATGAAAGCATTAAGATGTATTATGCCTCATTATCTCCTTCGGAGGGGATATATACAGTAACTATAGGCGATAAAGAATGTGAGGAGTTCTGCGTGTGTGAGAATATAGGTGATTCTATTCTGATTGAATATTCCCATAAAGATAATAATTCTGCGTTTGATAATATATTCTGGATTGATGAGGTTCGGCAGATGTTCCAGTTCAGAATAATAGGAGGATTCAAGCCGGATGGGGTGGAGTTGAAAGTTGAAAACGAACAGTTTGTGAATCAGAAGCAGGAGATAATAGAAATGTATTCTCTCCCTTATAAAACATTTGATTTTGTTTTCGGGACAAGTTGTGGCGTTCCGTATTATATAGCGGAGTTTATGAATAAGGTACTTTGCCTTTCTCACGTCAGCATAAACGGTAATTTGTTTGTACGGGAAGGGGATTCTGTCCCGGAAAAGATTGATACAATAGGTAAGAAACAGATGTTTATATATAAAGTGACTTTACGCCCTAGACAAAATGATATCGCCGGGATCGGAGGCAAAACAGAGATTGCAACTTCATCTTCAGGAATCGCGTTTTTACTAACTAATCCAGAAGAGGACGATGTGTTGAAATATAAGAAGGCGAAAGCTGCTTTTGTTAATGAAAATTACGTGTAATCATGGCTAGAAATCGTCCTATAAAGATATTGTGGTACGGTTCGGAAACGGATGATGAAGGAAATCCGATTATACCGAAAATATCCCCGTCATTTGAAAAGCGACTGGAAGGGTTGAATGAGGGAGAGATATACATACATAATGATGATAATAATCCTTCTATTTACATAAGAACCAATAAAGACAGGGTTGTTGCCATATCGGGAGGTGCAAATATAGAGGAACTTTCCAAATACTTTCTTCGTAAAGATAAGGAAGACACTGCCAACGGTCTTATCACTTTCTTAAAGGGTTTACTTATAGGTAAAAACGGTAGTGGAATTACTGTGCTTGAAAACGGTATGTCACAGGCTGTTGTTGATTATCTGTATGTCAAGGTCAAAGCCGTTTTTGACGAGCTTGAAGTAAAGAAGAAGACGTATGTAGGTGGCGAGCAGGTGATTTCCCATGCAGGTATGAAATGCAACCGTGTGGATGAGTTGGATGATGTCTATCGTTGTTATTTCAAAGAAGAGGAAGACGGAATTGAGATAGAGAACCAGTTTACTCCGGGATCTCTTGCCATAGCCCAGGAGTGCAATATCAAGGCAGGCGTTTCTCATCATGTCGGCAACCGCCATTATTGGCGGTTGGTCACAGCAGTGGGTGAGAACTATATAGACTTGTCCAAGACCGTATGTGATCCTAATGTCGAGAACGATGTTCCGGTGGCAGGTGATGATATCGTGGGATTAGGTCATAAGACCGATATCACCCGACAGGCGGCGATAATTCTCTCTTCGGTGAACGAAGTTTCTCCGTCCATCATCATGTATCAGGGTATTAATGATTTTACCTTGACCGGGAAAGATGTCATTTCTTTTGATTTTGACAAATCTACCGGCAAGGCCCGGATGAAGGTGTACGGAGATACATATATTGGCGACAAGGACCGGACCACTTACATGGAATACACTCAGGATAAAGGTGTTGATATCAAGGGTATGTTCCACATCGAAAAAGGCTCCACCGGATGGAAGAATATGGAAGGCTTGCCGGATGAGATACAGGCGGCCGCAGATCTTGCCCAAGAGGCCAAGGATGCGATAGACAATGCGGCTGTCGGAAGTGTCAATCTGTTGCGTAACTCCGGGTTTACTGGAGATTATGAAACAGAGGACCTGTCTGCCGCTACCGAGTTATCGGCGGATACCGAACTTTTTAGCAAGCAACTGGAATATTGGACGGGAGTGGCTACCGTATCCGCAGATAGTGCTGCCGGCTCTGGGTATTCTGCATCAATCGGTAGTTTGTCTCAGTCCGTATCATTGATTAAAGGAGAAAGTTATGTTATCAGTTATAAAGCAAAGGGTACGTCTGTGTCTGTTTCGTGCGGTTCTTTCAGTGTTTCTCAACCTCTCACATCCTCTTATCAGAGATATACCCATAAGATCACCTTCAATGGCAGTGGTATATTTCTTGTCAGTGGTACCGCAACCGTTTGTGACCTTCAGTTAGAGCGTGGAACCATCGCTACTGACTGGAAGCCTTCAATTCTTGACAACGACAAGGCAACAGCCGGTTTCCAGTCAATCAATTATATCGCCAGTGCGATCAAGGATGGTTCTGTGGATATTCTTGGTGGTCTGATATTGGCCAATATGATCCAACTGGGTAATTACAAGAATGGCAAGTTACAGAAGGTCACAGCCGGAGTTAGCGGCATATACAATGACGATGATGATGTGGCGTTTTGGGCAGGAGGAAAACTTGAACAGGCGATTCTGACTGTAATGAGGTTCCGTAATGATCCTAATTACCAGCCCACAGATGCGGAATGGGCGAACATGGCGAACTTTGTTGCGACTCATGGTGGTGATGTGTTTTTGAGAGGATATATCTATGCTTTGGGCGGATATTTCCGGGGAAAGGTTGAAATAGCCAATGGTAAGATACTGTTGAATGAGGATGGTTCCGGGCAGCTTGCCAATGGGAACATTAAATGGGATGCTGACGGAAATCCTGAATTTGTCGGGAAAGTGAAGGTTTCCTCACCGTCAGGTTATGAGATAACCATATTTCCTGAAGATGAATATGGAAGACCGTCAATTGATATTCATGATGATGATGGTAATTCGCTTTTGGACATATCTCTTCAATATGGATTGAACGGTATGGCTCCCCGTATTTTTATGAATGATCCTTCCAATAGTGATGTATTGTATTTCCGCCCGGACAGTATGGTTGTTGAGCAAAAAGGAAGTGACGGTTATATATATCAGACCCAGATAATGGGAGGACGCATAATTATGGTTAAAGGTTCTGAGATTGTATGGGATCAGAACATGTTGCCCAAATAAAATGAAGTGATATGGAACTTAATACTATTAACAAAACAGGGACTTGGAGTGAAACGGCAGACCGTCTTAACAACAACTTCAGCAAGACCTCCACTGAAGTGGAGAAGGTCAAGCAGAACGCTATACGCAACAAGGGATTGTTTTCTACGGAAGAAGCATTGCATGCTGCTGTCCCATCTCCAGTTGTGGGCGACTGGGCTGTCGTGGGGGATACCATACCCGGTCCTATATATGATTGCAAGATAAAGGGGAAATGGAGTCCTACAGGAACAACCGGAGGCGGTGGAAGTGTTGACCTTTCCGGCATCTTGACAGCCGAGGAGATAGATGATGTAACATCAATATTATAGTGTATTATGAGAATTAATTATCAGTCCGATTTTAAGATCATAGAGAAGAACTTGAATGGGGATGTGAATACTCCCTTCCGGTTTACTTACTTCAATCCGTTTAAAGGACAGTTTATAGCCTCCTTTGACGGACAAGAGTATGTGGGTTGCAGCCGTATGGAAGATGGCAGTCTGCTTGTTGCTTTTGACAACCCCGGTTTCTCTCCCGGTATGTTGAAGGTCAAACGGGAATACTTCATCTCTGATGCTGACTTTAGAGATGGCATCTGCAACATTGTATCTATTGAAGATACAGGGATTGTGCTGACTACTGGAAAGACCGATGAAAGCACAGCGGAAATAACATCTTATCCTGATTATGTCGTCTACAATGCGGTGCAGAGCGTATCTCTGTCAGATCAGGAGTATGATGATGTGCTGAGTGATTTTAATAGTTAATAAATAATTACATAAAATAACAACAGTCCAAGTTCCGGCGGAACTTAGGCTAAAACAGGAGATATTATGGTAAAAATGCATAAACTGACGAAGGGCGGACAAACCATTTACCCGGCTACTATAAC